AAGTGGGGAATCGATTCCCCACTTATTTTTTTTTTTCAATTGAAAGATTTCATAAAACTAAATGAGAATAGTGAGTGTGGATCCTCAGATTTATCTCTAATAGTTTCCGTTTCTTTTTCAATTTTTTCTGGATCATCTTTATCGAGATTTTCTGAATATTCGTGATATTTAGTATTATCTTCAGCTACATCTACAGACACATCATCTTTAGACAATTTAGGAGTACTATCATAATAATCTAAGAATCCACGATCATTATCATAATTTCCAAAAGAAACAGCTTTATCGATACTTTCTTTAAGTTTATATACAGTTAAATCGTTATTTTGTGTTATTTTTTTATGCAATTTCTCTTTTTTCATCATATTTCCGTTCCCTAATAATATATTATATGCATCTCGTTCACTATTTGTATTAGAAAGATCATTCATCTGATCTTCGCTAACATTCCCATCAATTTGACAATTAAATAATATTTCATCATAATATTTCCGTTTAGTATCACAATACATGATAAACCATCTACAATATAGATAAGCAATCAATGTATCGTCGTGCCCATTTTTTGGATTATGGTCTATACGCCCACTTTTCGTAGTTTGTAATCCGGCTATTTCATTTATAATCGTTTTATCATGTATGAGGTGTCCTCGTTCTACAACAGAAACTCTCAATACGTCCCCATACATAATATTTCTCAATTTATCATAAAGTTTAACGCCAGGATTATTATCATTATCTTTATATAATCGATTAAATCCTATTATTTTACCAATAATATCAAGAATAACTACACCAATATAATTTCTTTCTCCAACTAATGTTGATTTTGGAAATAAATACATCAAAATGTATGAAACTGCTTTAGCAAATCTAGTAGTTGAATATTGATTTATTCTCATTGAACAAACTACTTCCGAATTAGTAATATCTACACCAACGAATGTTGAATAGTCACGTCGAGTATTTCCTCCACAGTCCATACCGAATACAATTCTATTTGATTGTCTTTTAAGCAATTCTGGATCTCGATAATATTTTAAAACATAAATTTTGTCTACCATTATTACTTTTACAGGATCGATAGAAGTTTCTACAAGAGCTTGTACACGTTCTTGTCCTAATGGGTGATCGGCATTAGAATCTGTCCATAAATTTAATACTCCACGATTAAATTCGTCCATACCACCACATTCAGCTTTCATCTTATCAAGATAATCCATCGGCTTAGATAGATCATACCACATGTATTCAATTCTTAAGAAAAATTTACCACCATTATTATTTGCTATGTAATCTTTTACTTCATTAATATTCGTTCCAATTATATTTCCAGCACTATCTTTTATTACTTTATCATAAAGTAACTCTGTAAATGGTGCACAATCATTAAGAAATTGATATGCCCAAGCACCCGATTTAGTGTTTTTATTTCCAGCTGTAGTAGTAATAATAATATGGTGATGTGAACCGTTGCGTTCTGCCATTTGTGATGCAGTTGAAAATGCAGGAATGGCTGCACCATATTGTACCCAAACATAAGGAATAAATGGAAACTCGTCCCACCACTGCCCCATAGTAGATTGTCCACGACCTACGTTATTTGCTGCATCTTCATTCATACCTGGAGCACGAATTACTATACTATTCTTAAAATCCTTATTATTATAAATGAGTTTAGTAGCATTATCAGTATCATCATTTGTTTTAAGATTAAGATATTTAGGTAAAGATTCGCGAATATCTTTAACGCGACTTAGATTCTGTGTTACAAGAAAGTTATTTTGTGCAAAAAAAGCTGCACTAAAGTTCTTAGCTCCCCAATATATTAACCATGAATAAAAACAAGCAACTGTATAAGATTTATAACACTGTCTAGGAAGAATGATATATGCTTTTAAATCATTTAATAATGCCCACAATATAGCTAATGTACCTCGATGTAATTCAAAATCAAGTTTTATGTCTGTCATTGGAATCTTAACAATTTCTCTAAAATAATACCAAGGATTTTTACTTATCTCAAGATGAACTCTAAGTTTTTGTTCATCTGTCAAATTATCTTCGTCTAACGGATCAATATTTAATAAGCTTTCGTCATAAAGTTGTAAGAAAAATAAATTATTTTCTATTCCCATTTCTTTGAGAATATAATGCATTTTCAAAAAACTTTTATTTTTAGTATTATATTGAATCATATTTCAATATTACCTCATTTTTTATACATATACTTATATAAGAATATCCAAATTTAAGAAAAAAAAGAAGTGAGGAAATTAATCCTCACTTCTTTTAACACTTTTTTATTCAGAATATTGACAACTAAATGATGAATGTCTAACACTATTATTAGACAAATCGATCACATTATATTCAGCATCTATTACATCTTTTTTATTGATATTTGTAAATACTTTTTCTCTTTTTTCGCTAAATTTATCGCATTCTGATATATTCGATCCACAAGATTTTAATTCTGGTTCTTTTGGATTAAATATTTCATTAAACGTATTTTTAATTTTCTTTTTAAGATAAAAATATCCGCCAATCATCATTCCGCCAACAACAATCAATCTAACCAGATTATTACTAGCACCATTATTCTTCACTCGTCCATAATTAGGACGATAACCATATGAATTAGCTTTTTGCTTAATTTTCTCGAAGTTATTAGAATAATTAGATCGATTTTCATCCATATTAGATGTTTTAATGGTGTACGATTTAATAAAATAATCATAAATACTATAGAGATCTATTTAAATAAATTTTTGAAAAATCTATCGTATTATGATTTTTAGACACATTATCGAGTTTTTTTAAAGACGATGCATTTGTAATTTTAACTTTAAGATTATCTAATACAGAATCAGTTCTGTACTTAATAACTACAAAGTTTTTCATTTTGGAAAGCATTTTCTTAAAAAACATACACCTTACCTCCTCTTTTAGATTTTGATAATGTGTGAAAATACATATTATTGTATTCTCACACTTATAATATATAATTCAATCAAAAACAGTTTTATAAAAAAAGAGAATATGTGTACATTAATTAAAAACCGATATCAATAATGATATCTTGAATAATACTATTTAAATATTTCTCAGTTTCATCGCCATTAGTAAATCTATTTAAATTATATCGATAATAAATATCTATTTTATTAATACCATTGTTTTCGACTTTACAATATTCTTCTGCTATATCTTTATTAAATTTTTTAATCAAATCTTGATTTAAACTACAGATTCGATAAATATCCGACTTAAAATGATTTCGAATAAAACTTAATATGAACATATGTTTTTGTGATAATCCAACACTAGTCATATTATCGATTTTATTTGGAAAACCAGAAACTGTTATTTTTGTGATTATTCTGATAAGATCACTTATCGTATTCAAGTTTTTATCATGTAATTCATCAAACAATTTTGAACGTTTGAAATTTTCGCCTTTAATAATAGAATAATTATCAATAATTTTCTTAAATATTGTAACGAATCCGAATACATAGATATTCCAAATTCGTTTATATTTGCTATTTAAGAATGATTCTCTTTCATTACTATTTTTACTAGTTTTTCTCCACTCGAATAACGCAAACTGTGACGTTTTATTAGTGTCTTTGATAATAGTTTGAAAAAAATCTCTAAGATTATAATCAGATATACTAGATGTTTGAATTAAAAGACCTTGAAAATCGTACTTTTTATCAAATTCTCTAGTATAATAACAATCTTTATTATTTTTGATTATATCGTCAGTTCGAAATTTATTACAATTTGAATATTCAACTAATACTTCATCTTCAAAATAATGGGCAAATGTGTAGTTATAATAATAGATAAGTAAACTTAAAACTTGTTTATTAACTCCACATATAGTACTATCACTTGGATCAAAATATTGAGTTGAAGGAATTTCAATATTCGGATCATTATCAAAATAATTGTTTGTGTAATTTTCGAATATTGTATTTAAAACATTTTCGTCAAAAATCTTATTAAATTGTGATATCTCAATCTTAGATTCTGCAGGATTCGTTTGATTGATATTTGTTTTTTTCATCCATTCAATCTTTCTCAATACATTCTGATAAATATCGCTTTCTCTCAATTCGCGAGATGCACAAGTTAATTTATCATTAAATTTATCAAAATTTCCATAAATATCCGATATTCTATCAAACATTTCTAGAATTATTTTTTTAGATAAATCCTGTATTACAGAATTAAATTTTATGATATTGTTCTCAATAAATAATTCTTCTGTAGTTATTTCTTCAACATCTTTAACAAAATCTGAATTAGCTAAACAGAAATTACATATAGAGATATAATCGTATAAAACTTTTAAATGATCTATTACAGGAATAGGCTTATTATCTATACCAAGATTAATATTCTTCAATATAGGTCTAATTTTGAATATTATTGTATCAAGTACAAAAGCACTATTTCTATTAGTAGATGGTCTAATTTCATATGAATTTTCAATACCATATAATGGAATTTTTTGACTATCGTTATATCTATCTAACACATCACTAATATCCAAAGCGTTTTCAGTATATTCGTGTTCACAAATTACTCTTGCACCATCATGATATTTAAACAGAATATCGCAAATTACATTATCTATAGATTGGTTTGGATCAACGTCGACAATATTATCAATTTGAAACGAATCAGCACATCCAACCATTTTATCAAATTTTTCAACATTTTCATTTCTAATTTCGAGAATTTTATTGTATCCAACATAAGCAGTCTTTAAAGCAGACTTAAATACTTCTGTAGTACTTTCAATAATATTCTCATAATTTTCATAAATATTATTGTAAATTTCAACAAAGTCAATCGATTTCGGGTTTAACTTCGCATTTTCCAGACAATTTAATCCCGATGTTACACATTGATCTATTATCGTAGGCAAATCTACATCCATTTTCATCATCAATCTCCTTAGTAGTTTTGTTAGATTGAGAATTAATATTTTTAATTTCCCAACCCGATTTACCACTATTTACTTGATTATTAAACAAATTATATACATTCATATATTATTTTGTCGATTTAATAAATATAAGAACTAGGGAAAATTTATTTCCCTAGTTCTTTATACATTATCTAATAAAGGCTATTAGATTTTACAATTAATCGCCAGTTCCAGCACTAGCAGTTACTGGAGTATTTTTTACTTCGTAACCGATGTGTCCATCATTTACCTGAGCATCAAAGTTATTAACTGGGAGTCCAGATTCATCGATAACACCATTAATTGTAAGAGCAATAGCACCAGCAGCAAATACACCACGGAACTCACGTCCACCAATGTAGATAGCTGTACGGTTGTTATTGTTAGCATCAATAGCTGTGTACATACGAATAGCATGTGGATAGTAAACAAGGAATGGATATTCCATATCAAATGTACGGATAAATCCGAATACTTTACCACCACGATTACGCCAACGACTATCAGTATTTCCAATGATACGAACTTGACGACCCATAGAATCGATAAATCCACATCGTGTATTAAGTGCAAATCCATAGCTTTCGTTAGCTGCTGATCCCTGAGCATCATTAGCAATATCAACTACAGCGTTTTCAAACTTAATTTCTGGGAATGAAGATACAACTGTATCGTATCCAAGCATAATCCATTCACGTTTTACGCTATTTGGAACATTCAATTCAGTCTCAGCTGTCTGCATTACACTTGTAACATAGTTCTTAAGACCAAACTTATATTCCTGAAGTCCCATACCTGGGAGCATACGTCCAATATTGAATGAAAGTGATGTATTGATAAATCCGCCAAGTTTCTGTGAAAGTGCGAATTCTTCTACATCTACTCCATCATCAAGAACGTTCTCAATTGCAAAGTCTTCGGCTTCAAGTTCACGATTAAAAATTGTTTGCTGGAGCAACTTATCTGTAGCATATGCAGCATAAGAAATATTGTTTCCAGAACCAATTCTGAAGTTATCAGCCATATATTCGTTGAGAGCAACACTAGCATACTGACGATATTCGCATTCACGAACAAACTGAATTTTATCAGTTCCGTAAGTAGGAATGTTTGTCATTTCATTAGCAATGTTAGATACTTTGCCATTAAATTTAAGACCAGTAACTACGTTCTCAGCAGCTGTAGGAGCAGCCCACATGAGAGTGAAATCACCAGTATCGAGATTAACTTTCATATAAAGATCGATCTTAATTGGTGATGAGAAACCATTTACATCCTTAAGAGTAAGAGTTGTTTTGAAAACTCTTTCATTTGCAGCGCCAGTAGCTACATCATAGTGAAGTGCGATGCGCTTTACATGATCTTTCTTATCTTTTCCCTGGTACTTAACAGCAGTAAATTTACAGTTAGGTTCAATTCCGTATCCACGTTTATTGTACTTACATACTGTGAGCAAGTTACCGCGAATACCAGTTGTAGCAACAGTACCAACTTCAGTCTTAGTAACGATGAACATATCTTCACCACACCAATCCTCTGGAGCTGTGTAAACACCAGCAGAAGAAGTATTTGGAGTTACCCAGTCTACTGAAGGAAGCTTATTAAATCCTGTTACTTCACCAGAACGGAATGACTGTGGGAAATAATACTTCTGATCACCAACGAGAAGATAATCAAGATTGTATTCAAAATCCAATCTCATTGTGTTCTGATTATCGATAATCTGATAAATTTCCTGTGAACGTGCTGTAGCAAGCCAACCACCAATTACAAATGGTGTAGCACCAATAGCAAATGCGCCCTGTGAAGAAGCATATACAGCATTTCCACCACCCCATCCTTCGAGAGATTCAGAAGAACCACCGATATCATTACGAAGTGTTGCATCACGAGTATTATCTAACAAACGACGGAAACGTTTTCCGAGCATTTCATTAGACTGAAACATACGTGCTGCTGTATTTGATGCTACTTTATATATACCATCATTTTCTACGATTTCTTTCCAACCTTCTTTTGAAAAAGGTGATTTTCCACCGATTAAAGGAGAAATAGCCTTTGCATAGCTTTCGAGTGAACTATAATAGCCTTGTTTAGAAGCATTCATATGGTTCGTATATTCGCGTATACAGTTTTCTCTAGAAAAAGAATCATTTACAGACATATTATGTCTCCTTAGTTTTATTCTTTATTTTATTGGTCAAATTCTTAATGATTAATTCGTATTGCTTTAAATACAATTTGTATTTTAAGATGTTTTCGGGATTTTCTTGCATTATAAAGCTATCACGTTCATCTCCAACTATGTTTAAAAGTTCACTTAATTGCTGAAGTTCGACCGTTTCAGAATAAGAGATTGTATACTTTTCAATTGCACTAGATATCGATGAATACAATAAGTTCATTTGATCCATTAAATACATTTTTTGATTAATTTGAGTGAACGGATTTAAAGATGATCCAGTTCTTTTATCAATATCGATTATACTAGAATCAGTTTCATTATTTCCAGTAGAATCGTTGTCGCTAGCTGCACCATCATTATCGTCACCCAAATCATTTCCACCTTCATCAAAATTACTGTTTCCAGAATCATCAAACGAAGGCATATCATCAGATCCACCAAAATCTGTATCTTCATCACTAGAACTATTATCAGAAGACGAAGAATTTGATGAATTGTCGCCCCCAGAGGCTTCAAAATCGCCTATATCTTCGTCATCTTCCAAAGATTGTTCTAATTTTATACTATTTTGTTCTATTTTTTCTTCAGATCTTTGAATATTATTCAAGTTTTCTGTAGAATTAATAGATTTATCAAGATTATTTTTAGTAGAAATATTTTCATTAAAAAGATTTTCTAAAGAAATCATATTAACACCTACTTTATTAACTTAAATAAATTATATTATATTGTAAATATTTAAAATTAATGAAAAAAAAGAGTAGAGCTAAATAAAATTAGCTCTACCCAAGAGTACAAATATGATAAATAAATCGAACAATTGATGGACCAAATCAATTTATCTCATTATCTAACACCAAAACTTAATTTAAGAAATAATATTGAGATTCCCCTACAGTCATTACAACTGAATTCTCAACATTAATCTCTTCTTGAACTTCTGTAATTCCTTCAAGTCCGGAAATATCGATATAATTAAACCAATCATCAAAATTCAATAACAAAGCCATCGGATGAAATTTTTTAGTTCTATCATTTTCGTCAATTTTAGGTTTTTCAGGTTTAATTTCTGTAATTGTTTGAGGTTTCTTAGTTCTAATATCAATTTTTCCCCTTTCACCAATATTAGAATCTTTAATTCCCATATTAATATCTGTTCCATTATCTGGTATTTTGTCAAGTGACAACGGTTTATCTAATCCTAAATCGTCTTCAAGAATAATACCATCGTGTATTTCATGAACAAAATATTCTTTTCCAAATCGGCTATAACGCGTTTTATTGCGTTTAAAAGTAAGATATTTTTTACCATCTCTCTCTTCTATATCAATAAATGCTGAAAACGACATAGCTTTTTCAATTGCATATGATTCGCCAATGTATTCGTTAGTCATATTAGTCAAAACGTTGGATTGACCTTGCATTTTAGAATTTACAAGCATTGCGCCACCAGCTCTGTTTAACTGATGTGCTGTAATTACTGGAATAGCTCTATTTTTAGCAAGATTTAATAATGATTCAGCAATAGTTTTGTACTGAAGACGAATATCTTTACCCGAATCTTCTGGAGCCGGTGCAATCATCTCAAGATAGTCAATTATACATGCAATTACTTCATACCCCTCTTCTTGAAGCGATTCTATAGTATTATCTATATCTTGAACTGTCATTGAACGTGCATCTACATGTAAAAACGATATATCTATTGGATTATTAGGATCATTTTGATATGTTTTTCGCCAAATTTGTTCCATTTCTCCTTCAGATGAACAATTTCCAAGATTTTTATGTGCAACCATCTTGAACAATCGTTCATTATCTTCATCGTCATCATTTTCTCCTTCGATGAATAGAATTGTAGGAATTTTTCCTGTTTCTTGATATTTCTTGATTACGCGATCAACATTATATTTCTGTAACATGCGTGCCAAATGAAGGAGAAATGCAGATTTAAATGAGTTCGTATTTGCATAAAATATATAAGCAGATTTATTCTGAAATCCACCACGCGGACCCAATGCAGAATTAAGATACTGAATTCCTGTAATTAATGCGGAATCTGGATTCTTAATAGCATCCATAGTCTCTTTAAGATAATCGACAAATGTTGGTTCGGACGTGTGTACAATCTGATTAGCAGTCGAATCTGAATCAGTAGATCTAAAGAAATTATAAAAATCTGTAACTAGTTTACGAAATTTACCAAATACATTCTTAAAATCTGTATATGCACAAGTAGAAATTTCAGATGCTAAATCGTACAAATCATCTTTTTCTGAAATAATTTTACTATATTTAAGATTATAATCGATAGAAACATCAATGAATTCGAGTTCTGATTCAGGTAATTCTGTACGAGAAAGTTTAATTGTAGGTATAATCAAATGGTCTTTACATTCTTCATATTGGTCCGTTAGAAGTGTATCAACCTTAAATATCAACATATTTTCATCTAATAAATTATTTGGATTAGTCATACGTGTTGCCGCTAACATATCACAAGTCAACAACATAGCTTCCGTATTTACATCTCTACAATAAAATTTTCTATCAATGACATCAAGAAATCGTTTAATATTTACTAAAGAACGTCTTAAAATATTTAAATTACTTGAAAGAACTTTAATAATAGTAAGCAAAAACTGTTCAGATACAAGATGTGATCTAAAATGATTACCTTTTTTATTTTGTTTATATTCAGAGAGACTTCCGTCCTCATCAATATTATTTCCTAACATCATAATTTTAATTTGTACTCCTCTTTAAGTATATTATATAGTTTTGATTACTTTTTTATTTTATTGAATCTTCTTTTATAAGATTCACAAATTTTGCATTTTCCAGAAGAATTTACTTCTTGAAGACCATGATAAAGACAATATTTCATCTTTTTCATGTTGCGTTCTTTACTTTTTTCATATTTTTCTTTTAAATAACATTTATCACATATTCCTTTTTTATACGAACATTCATTTAATCCGTGAATATCACAATCGATATATGTAATATTTTTATTCAATATTTTAAATACCAAATAATAACCTTAACTTGATTAAGTTATAACACATGGTAAATACATGTGTCAATACTTTTTATAAAATTTTATAAATTTTTTTATCTTGATCTAAAATTGGATTATCTCTTTTAGAATCTTTAAATTGTTCAAGGATTTGATGATAAGTATCTGTTACTAACGAAATTCTTAAATTTTCTTCTGTAGATTTTGATTTATTTGTTCTTGGATAAATAAATTCATATGTATAACAATAAAATTCTAAACTTTTTAAAATTAAATCAACTTGGCAATCCAACAACTCAATTTTATTATTACGTATAGAATCAATATCAAAATCTAAATTCATACCCCTACTCCCCTCTTTTAAAATTATTTAATGGATGACTTTCTACTGCTTCTTTTATTTTATTATTATTCAAATGGGTATATATTTGCGTACTAGATAAGCTAGAATGTCCTAGAAACTCTTTTAATAATAAAACATCTTCTTTTACGTATGTATACATTATTGTTGCTGCAGTATGTCTTAATGTGTGTGTAGTATAATATGTATCTAAGTGCATTAATTTATATGCTTTTTTACATATATCCTCAACAGCATCAATACCAATTCTGTTTCCATACTTATTAGTAAAAAGTGCTTTATTGTCTTTTATATTTCTTATATCTCTTGTATTTAAGTATTCTAATATTTTTTCTTTACAATAATTGCTAAAATAAACTATTCTTTCTTTGCTATTTTTACCAAAATATAATAATACTATTAGTATTAAAATTAATATCCCCTATGTTTATATTAATTAATTCTGACAATCTTATTCCTGAA